GTTTGAATCAATTAAGAAGTTTCTACGAGACGAAGAAGGTATGCAAGTCGCAGAGTACATGATCCTCGGCACAGTAATGGGTGCGGGTTCAATCGGTGCTGTTAAGGCAGTGCGTGACGGACAAACTGAAAAGTTTCAAGAATTAACGGATGCACTCAATGTTGCCTCTGATGGCACTGTAGGTGCAGGCGGATAATTTGAACACGTTATAAGACCGCAATAAAAGTTGCGGAGCATCTTACATTCCTCGTGGGTGTGAGATGTTTTTTTATAGATACGAATGCATATGAGCAACCCAACAACTCGGTAAGGAGAAATCTCATGGAAGAAGCATTGAGTAACTACTTCATGGATTTCGTTATGACGGCATTAGGCACTGCCGTATTCACATTGATTGGATTCGTGTGGAAAATTAGTCACAAGGTGTCCACTCTAGAAAAGCAATTCTCATCAGAACGGGAAATGCGACAAAGACTAGAGCGGGATGTCCGAAGAGACATTGACAATATCATTGAAAATGTGGACAAAAATAGAGAATGGTCTACAAACAGAATGATGTCTATCGCAAAAGAACTGCCAAGATAAAAAGCCTAAATAAAGGCATGAGGTCTTTTAGATCATTTCTGAAAGAGGAGAGTGATCCTGTCGAGGCTTACCTACGAGAGTTTGGTAATGCTGTCGCACAGACTCACCAGCGGGTGGACTTCAATAATCACACATTGTTCAAACCTTTGAACTTTGATTCAAATCTTCCGAACAAACTTTTGATGTCTTGTCTTCAGGGAGATGAACCTGCCGGGTGGGCAGCCCTCCTTGAATATGTTAAAAATAATAAACCAGAGACTGCTAACGTCTCGTATATTCCGATTATGTCCAAAGAGGTTTTCCGCTCGGGTAACCATGAAGATGACATGGGAATAAACCCAAATCAACGAATCCCGTACAAGCCCTCCAGAGAGGCTGTGCGGCTCTTGGCGGCACAGAACATTTGGCTACCCCTCGCTTCTGGAGGCTTCCTAGACCTGCATGAGGATCCCTATAGGGACTTTGGATACATGTACGTCTGGAGTGATACCGGGGATCTGGGGCAGAGGTTAATTGATATTATCGGAGAGAAATTTCCTCTTTTACACGGCTTCGATGAATTCAAGGCTATTGAGGGAAGGATCGAAGAGGACGAGCAGGGGATGCTAGGAGACTACTTGGCTTCTCTGGGGGTCTCACCCTGTATGACAACTGAAACGCCCGCACACGGCGGCTACGCCCTCTCAGAGAGAGTTGGTGTTCAGGTAGAACTCATCAAGGAGTTTATTAATGATTAAGTTTTCGGACTACAGCAAGTCGGTGGTTCTCAGTGAGTCTGCTGCCCAGAAACATAAAATAATGATGCGGCGACCAACTCCCTTGTTCAAAGACACAGCGAGTTTAGTATTGCCCAACCCACCCAAACTCACCTCTCAGGCTACTAAGGTAGAACTGATGGAAGTGATGGATGCCATGATCATGCCAACAGATAGACTCATCTACCAAAAGGATCTTGATGTGAACTTTATGGAAATGATGAAAGATATTGTCGGTAGATCCCCCGAGGACGAAGAACTTGTGGACGAGATTAAAAGGCAGATCGATAGTTTAACACTAAGGCAAAAGTATCACTTCAATCGACTCAGACCGAGAGAGGCTGCCGTGTTCTACAACAAAACTCTAGTGCCGCATGTGGAAGTTGATACTCCAAGTTATCCAAGTAATCACGCCGTTGTTGGATTCGTTCTGGCAGAGGTTTTCAGTCGCAAGTATCCCGAAAAGAAAAATGAACTAATGAGGGTCGCCCAAGAAAATGCCGACTCACGGGTGAGTCTTGGTGTCCACTATCCCATCGATGTTGAGGCTGGTAGATCCTTTGCTGACCAGTTAATCGATAGATATGTTGGTAAAGAGGCAGTATCGGAAAACAATAAACTTAAGTTTAGTGGCAAAGAGATGAAAGATCATCTGGACAAGGCGAAAGAAAAACTTGTCAAAGAGTATGGATCACTGTCCGATGTCGATTACAGTAAGGCAATGAAAGTAGTAGGGGCTACTCTTGCCGCCAGACTAACGGCAAGAGGTATGATCAAAAGATCCTCTGGCAAAAAAGAAAAGGGAAAGTTAGGCAAAAAATGAAGGCAAAACGTTTCAAACAGTTCGTCACCGAGGAAGCATTCCCAGTAAACAAAGGACACGCCTATGAGTTCGTCCTTGCTGCTGCGATGGTGTCCCGATTCACTGATAGGTTCGATGACGGCACTGCACAGCCGATCACCCCGGACTCTGTTGAGGATGTAATGAAAAATTACTATCGCGGCAATATCTACTATCAAGTTGACGAGGGAGATGATGAAGTTGATGTCATTGAGTTCGACGGCACGGGTCTACCGGCAGATGTTATCGATGCGTTGAGGGATGATAAAATTCGTCGCGGACCTGTCGTGAAGAAGATGATCGCAGATGCAATCGGAGCGGTAAACGCAAACGGAACCCTCAAGAAACTATCAGACGATGTAATCTCGAATGGAAAGCCTGACGAAGTTGAGGTTCGTTGTGGAGGGACTAAAGGACAGATGGCTACCAAGTCGGATGTTGATGTCTATGTCAATGACAGTAAGCAACGCAAGGCTGGATTCTCCGTCAAGTATGGTGGCACGAAGCAAGCCGGACAGTTTGCAGGTAAGGATCCTGCACAAAACCTAGTTAACGGATTCAAGTCATTTGGAATGGATGTCGGTAGACTGCCCGGAATGAAAAAGGTTCAAACTGCATTTGAATCTTTGGTTGCCGATTACGAATCAAGGAAAGATCCGGTCATTGGCAAAGACAAGGCAGCCATGTTCGGTGCTGTGACCCCACTATATCAACAGATCATTAAAAAGTTTGATTCGCGTTATATTTCAAAGGGTAAGAATGCGGAGAACATCATGTCAGGTCTGCTCAAGGCAAACACTGGCAAAGAGGATGATCTCGATCTAATCCGATCCTCGATCTCATTCGACAAGAAAACCTTCAAGGCAATTTCAGATCTTCTGGCTGATGCTGCAAAGCAGGGAAATGCAGAGTTTAAGTTAGAGTCAGGATCAAACCCAACTATCGGTCTGTACGCTAACGGCACACAGTTCTTCACAATCCGATTCCGTTACGATGCAGATAAGCGTGGTCAAAGATACGTTCCTCGCTTCAGGCTTCTGGTCGAGAACGGACCATACCTTGACAAACTGGCGGCATCCTTATCATGAAAGACTTTCCCACCTTCCTAATTGAACAAAAAAATCTTCACCTCGAACATCTTGAGGACGAGTTGTTCAACAGGGGGAGTGCTGGCGTATCAGAAGCGATTAGTTTCATCAACTCTCTGGCAGACAT